ATTGTGTTTTTAGAGACAACAATGATATTCTAATGGGTGTTCATTATGTTGCGGGATCACATAGAAGAATCGGTGATAACCCTAAAGAAAATATATTAAACGAATTGAAGGGATATAAGTAATGAGTTATAAGAAAATTGAAAAATGTTTATGTTGTGATAATGATGAATTGGATTTTGTTCTTGATTTAAACTCACAACCACTAGCTAATAGTTATTTAAAAAATAAAGATGATGAAGAAGATGTATTTCCTTTGGGAATTAATTATTGCCCAAAATGTACTCATATACAATTGACTCATGCTGTTGATCCAGATTTATTGTTTAAAGATTATCTATATGTCAGTGGAACAACAAAAACATTAAGAGATTATTTCGACTGGTTCTCTAGTTTCACTAACAGTTATACAATTGGTCGTAAAGTTTTGGATATTGCTTGTAATGATGGTTCTCAACTAGATGCATTTACCAGAAGAAATATTGGGTTTAAAACATATGGTATCGATCCAGCCGAAAACTTATTCGATATCAGTTCTAAAAATCATAATGTTATTTGTGATTATTTAACTGAAGAAAGTCTCAAAAAGTTTGATACAAAGTTTGATATAATCATAGCACAAAATGTGTTTGCCCATAACACATATCCTAAACAATTTTTAGAATTGTGTAAAACGGCTTTAAATGAATATGGTAGAATTTTCATTCAAACTTCACAAGCAGATATGGTAAAAAATAATCAATTTGATACCATTTATCATGAACATATTTCTTTTTTTAGTGTAAAATCATTCTGCACATTAGCAAAGAATGCTGGGTTAAGTGTGATTGATGTTGTAAGAACTCCGATTCATGGAACAAGTTTTGTATTCGTTTTATCAAATTCTTTGGAGGATAAATCTGAAAAGTTTATTGCAAGAGAAGATAACCTATCACAAGAAGTTATTGTTAGATATGTAGAAAATTGCAAAAGAATTTCCAATGAAACTTTTAATAAAATATCAGAATTAAGAGAACTTGGATATAAAATCATTGGATATGGTGCTGCAGCTAAAGGTAATACTTTTTTAAATTTTTCTAAATTTCAACTAGATTATATACTCGACGATAATCCATTGAAACATAATATGTATAGTCCTGGAAGTAAAATTAAAATCGTACCACCTAATTATCTATTAAATGAAACTGGAAAAATTTGTATTGTTCCTCTTGCGTGGAATTTCTTTGATGAGATAAAAGAAAAAGTATTATTAATGCGTGACGAAGATATTATATTCTTAAAATATTTTCCAGAGGTTGAAATTTCACAATGAAAAAAACAGTAATATCCCACTTTTATAATGAAGAATATTTGTTACCTTGGTGGTTAAATCACCATAAACAAATATTCGATCAAGGAATAATGATAAATTATGAATCCACTGATAATTCGGTAAATATCATCAAAGAAATATGTCCTGATTGGAAAATTATTCAATCAAAAAATGAATATTTTGGCGCCGAGGAAATAGACAAAGAAGTTTCTGAAATAGAAAAAGAAATAGAAGGATGGAAAATATGTCTTAATACTACAGAATTTATTATTGGGAATTTTTCAATCCTAGAACATTCTCCAACGGAACATATTAATTTAGGTGGTAGAGCAACCAGAGTGACTACAGGATATGGAATTCCAGTGCATGTTATGATTGATAATGATAGAGATAATCTACCAGTTTATGAAAAATCATTAATCGAACAAAAATACTATGGTATGCATTATAAAGAAGGTGGATTTAATTTAAGGTTTGGAAGGTTGATACATAATTCTAATAACATAGAATATCCTATTGGAAGACACTTTGATTATACAACCGAAGAATTAGTCATTTTATGGTATGGGTGGTCTCCATTTAACACCATGAGTAAACAGAGAAAATTACAAATACAACATAGAATGCCACAATCAGATAAAAATAGAGGGTTTGGAACAAGTCACCTCGTTAGTGATGATGTATTGGAAAATCAATATATAAAAGATTTTTTACCTAGATCGAGAGATTTAACTGAAGATTTAAAACTACTTATGGGGGAAAAGTGAATAAAATTAATTATATTCCAGCGTTCTATATCGGAGAAAGAAAACACTCTGGTTATGCAAAAGAATTGCAAAATAATCAATTAATAATGGTTGAAAAACAAATAGAGGCTCTTAATAAGACTGATATTCAATTTGTTACTTTTGCTTTTAATTTAGATGACATTACTATGTCACAAGAAATCGAAGAAAAAATCAAATCTTATAATATTAATTTTAATTATGAATGTTATTTTAGACAAAATAAAGGGTGTAGTTATGGCGCTTGGAATGATGTAATAATTAAAAATTTAAATGATTTCGATTATTTTTTCATCATTGAAGATGACTTTATTCCAATAGTAAAGGACTTTTATGTTCCGTTTATTGAACGTTCAAGTTATGAGATTCCCTATGTTTGTGAATTTACTGATTCAGAATGGAAAGGTCTACCCCATGCTTCTATCCCGCATGGAATTATGCGATCAGATGCATGTAAATTCATATATGAAAAATATGGAAACATATTAAAGACCTACGAACAAGATAATAGATTAGAAACTTTTTATAAAATTCAAATGGAATGTTATGAATATTTTATTAATGAAGGTTTTGGTATTACTGATATTTTAGATTCATACAGTGCTCCATTTATGTCTAGTCCGACAAGAACTGTAACAATCTTTGGTGATCCTAAAAATCCTGTATTACTCGATCCTATTATTTTGTAATAGTATCAACTATCTGACGAATACGAGTAATATAAATAGACTATATAACAACCACAGTGTGTTGAACGAATGAAATCATTTGCAAATTTTTTAGTCGAAGAAACAGAAGATACGAAACTTAAGCATATTCACCATGCAGAAGATAGACCTTTTTTACATGGTGCTGCTGGTTTTAGTCATGCAACAGGTGCTTTGGAACAAGCACATAATCATATTTTAAGTGGTGGACATGGTTCATCGCTTACTATGAAATATGATGGTTCTCCCTCAATTATATTTGGTACGAACCCAGAAAACGGTAGATTTTTCGTAGCATCTAAATCTGCGTTTAATAAAACGCCAAAAATCAACTATACACATGAAGATATTCTAAAGAATCACGGCCATGCACCTGGTTTGGTAGAAAAACTTCATTCAGCATTAAATCATTTGCGTAAAGTGACACCTAAATCTGGTGTATACCAAGGTGATATGATGTTTTCTGGTGACGATAAAAAGGAATCCAAACGCGGTGTATCATTTACTCCTAATACTATCACCTATACTGCAAAGGGGGATATGGGAGAAAAAATCAGAAGAGCCAAGATGGGTGTAGTTGTTCACCAACAATATCGTGGAGATCAACTCAATGATATGAAAGCAGACCCACATCCCGATGTGCATAATTTTGGACAACATCCTGATGTATGGCATCAATCTGCCGAACATGATACGAGAAATTCTCATTATAGTTCAGAAGATCAAAAACAATTCCAAAAGCATATGGATGCTGCTAAACGATTACATAAAGAAAATGCTGCATTTATGTATTCTGCTACTGCTCCACATCATGGTGATGCCAATCATTTAGCGACATATATTAATGACACCGTTAGAACTGGTGATACACCATCTTCCGAAGGGTTAATGAAACACATAAATGATAAGTATACTAAATCTGCAAGTAAGTTAAAAACTCCTGCTGCACAAAGCAGAAAGATGAATCAATCAAATGAACATTTGAATTATATCAAACAAAATAAAAAACATTACGATAACTTATTAAATATGCATGGTCATCTTCAAAGAGCCAAGAATGTTTTGGTTAATGTATTGAATCAACATAGTGGTGGATTAGAACATGATATTGATGGTAAAAAAACAGACCCAGAAGGTTTTGTAGTTAATCATGCGGGACAACCAACTAAATTAGTTAACCGTGAAGAATTCAGTAAAGCAAACCTCCTAAAAGTAAGAAAATGAAGAGATTCCTAGACGTTATTGCAGAAGAAGAAAAGAAGTCCAAGAAAGCAGTATTGGCTTTCGGACGCATGAACCCACCAACCAGTGGCCATTTGAAATTGATCGATAGAGTTCGTCATGTTGCAGATAAAGAAGGTGCATCACACCATGTGGTAGTATCTCATTCTCAAGATAGTAAAAAGAATCCATTATCTGGTGAAGAAAAGATCAAACATCTTAAAAGATATTCACCAGGTACTCGTTTCTCTGCTTCTTCTAAAGAACACCCAACTATTCTTCACCATGCTGCTAAGTTACATGCACAGGGACATGACCATTTGATTGTAGTTGCTGGTTCTGATCGTGTAAAGGAAATGCATGACCTTTTACATAAGTATAATGGTAAAACAGCAGGTCATGGACATTATCATTTTAAGAAGATTGAAGTTCGTTCTGCTGGTCATCGTGACCCAGATGCAGAAGGAACAGAAGGTATGTCTGGCACTAAAATGAGACAACATGCTAAGAATAAGGATTTCTCTTCATTTAGACAGGGTGTACCACATCATGTTTCAGATGAACATACAAAAGAATTAATGCATGATGTTAGTCGTGGTATGGGACTTCATGAGGACGTTAATCACGGAGCATTCAAGGCAATCTTCGTAACAGGTGGTCCTGGTTCTGGTAAAGATATTATTATTCGTGAAGCGATTGCAGAAAAAAGAAGTGTAGAAATGAATTATACACAAGCACGATCTGTATTGAGTAATCTACACAAAACCAATGATTTTAGAGTAGAATCTATTCATAATCGCACTCCATTAATTATCAATGGACCCGCAGAAGATTTAAATACTATTATCGGTATCAAAGAACATCTAGAATCCCTTGGATATTCTACTATGATGGTATTTGTTGACACTACTAATGAAGCAAGTCAAGAAAGAAATCAAAAGTTGTCTCGCATGATGGTAGAGTCAGTTAGACAAGAAAAATGGATACAGGCACAATCCAACAAAGAGATATTCAATACTCTATTCAACAACTTCATTTATTTTGATAATAGTGATAGTATCGAGTCCATAGAAGAAGATATTACAATAACTTACCAAAACATAAATAGTTTTTTGGACGAAGAAGTTGCCCAATACTTATCGTATGAATGGTTTAAGAACCGCAATAAATTGAATTTTAATGAAATGTTTAATAAGAATTCTAAACGAATTCAGAAGTCAACAGTAGTTAAATATAATCCAGAATATAAGGCATCAGGACCAAACGATATCACACCAGATAATAGAGCCGGTGAATCACAAATAGATGATATTAAGTATGATGCGCCTAAGAGAACAAAAACTTATACTTTCAGAACATACAGTGAACAACAACAACCTAAGATAAAGTTTACTGCTCCTCCAAAGGAAAGTAACTTCTCTAAGGATAATGATAAAGTTAAAAATAAAAAAAGATACTCGGACTCACCAACAGTTAATCAAAGAATGAGAAATACTAATGGTGTTGGTCCAGAATTTGATACTAGACAACAGGGTACGGTTTATCCAATGTCCGGTCTTGGTGATGTAACATACAGAGAACAGACTGAATTTGTTAAATCTCTTCTGAAAAGAGTAAAAGAAGCCATTGATGATCCAGGCGCAGTAGATATGGGAGTTGGAGGAACTTTATGCGGATCGACTAATAAAGAACCTATGCAATCCTATAAAGATCAAGAAAGAAACATCGGTATAAAAATAACTAAGAAAGGTAAAAAAATGTTTAATAATAAATTTACAAATAAAGACCCTGTTGCAGAAGAAATCAAAAAAATCATCGGAGAAAGATGGGACGATGATGAAGATGATGACGTTGCAAAAGCAGATAGAGAATTAGCAAGAATGAAAGTTAAACCTATCAAGGCTGATACTAAAACTGACCCAGACAAAGAAATGTCTAAGTTGGCAAAGAGAACTCCAAAGGAAGTTGACGAGGAAGTTGTCGTTGAAGAATCCCGAATTTCCGCGTTAGAATCTTTTTCGGATTCTAAATTAAGAAATTTTCCTGGGTCTAATAGGAATAGACCAATACCATCAGAAAGAAAATGGACTGATGAAGAAAAACGAAAAAGATTTGATGATTGGGTAAAATCAGTTGCAGAAAGAAAAAAGAAAGAAATGAAGGAAAACTTTGCTGACGGGAGACACCCAGAAGATAAAGAAGATGTTGAACTTCAAGAAAAGACTCTTACTCCTGCTGAATCCAAGAAGAAAGAAGAAATTGTAAAGTCCATGAAAAAGGACAAGGAAGGATTCAAAGAAAGATATGGTAAGAAAGCAAAGTCAGTAATGTATGCAACCGCTACAAAACAAGCAAAGAAAGTTGCAGAAGAAGCAGAAGTCAATGAAGCAAAAGGACCAACTTCTACTTATGGGTTAGATACTTTTGCAACTAATGAAGAACCAGTAACCCCATTATCAAGAGCAAAAGAATTAGCTCGCACTGCAATGTCTCGTATTAAAAACGAAATGTTAGGTAAGGCTGGTGCAACTTCTGAAGAAATAGACCCTACTATCAAAAGTACTGATACATTAAAAGGTCGCATTAAAGGTGGTAAAGACGATGATGTTGGTCCTGCTGCAACTGGTCGTTCTACCAAAGTTAAATTTACTCCAGGCCCAAAATAATGGATAAGAAAGTAGAAAAATTAACTACTCTGATTAAAGGTAGGGTGAAGGAACGCCCTACTTTTGGTACAGACCCCAATGACCCTTGGTCTGCAAAAGCAGGGATTACTGAATCTGGTACATTAGATTCATATCTAAAATCCAAAGGCATAGACCCTATGCGTGTGAGTCAACAAACCAAAATATCTCATGCAAAAAGTAGTACTTTTGCGAAGTGGAAACAAGATCGTAAGTTTTCTGAAGAAGTTGAACAGATTGACGAAGATGACCTTCTTAATAAGTATCTTAGAACCAAAGGGTTAAACCCCAAAACTGCAAGTAAGATATCTAAAATTGCTGCTTCTAAAACCGGTGATTTTAATAAATGGAAAAGAGACCATGTAAGCGGCGGTCGATTACCAGAACAAATGTCTTTTAAACATTCTTCGGTTATGAGAAGACAGAAAATGTTAGATAAGGCATATAATAGATTAAAACCTATTCGTATTGCTGGTCCAGACCTTCATGGAGGTCATCATGGATTGAAAAATGAAGAAACTGATAAGAAAGATACAATAACAATGGATATTCCTTTGTTGATTCGTATACTTGAGTTGGTTCGTGAAGATATAAAGACGGATGCTGATCTACATCGTGTAGTTGAAAAACTTATTGATATTCGCAATAAAGGTACTTTAACGATGGATGATTATGATACTGTTTCTAATATAAAAGAACAGTATGTTCCAGAAGATACATATCAAGATAGTTATGCTGCAACACAAACTACTGGACCAGAAATAACTAGCACTGATGATACTGAAAAAGAATCTGGTTATTATAAATCATCTAAAGCCGCTAATATGGTAAAGTCTCTTTTAAAAAAAAGAACTGTTAAAGAAGACTTATATGACCATGAAAAAGAAGATAAGTCAGTAGAAAGTTATGGTAAGAAACCAAAAATTGATACAAGTCCTATTGACCCAAAATCCGCAGGTATTGTTTATGGTGGAAAGACACTAACTAAACAACCAAGGGATACAATAGAACTTGACCCTATGATGAAGAAACCTGATGTTACGCCCGATTTCCAAAAGAAGGCCAATATTGATAAGAAATCAACAAACGATAAATAGATAGATAAACTTATAAGTTTTTTTAAGGAGAAATAAAATGCCATCTTGGGGTAATACCGATTCAATTTATGATAAGCCACACTGGCCTTATGAAAGACAAGTTCGCCCATTCGCAACATTAGTTACTGCTGGTGCAGTAACTACGGGTAATACTATTATATTCGCTGGTACTAATTCATTAACCGCAGCTAATATAGGTATTGTTGCTGGTATGAGTGGGTATGCAGCAAACCTTTCCATTTCTGGTGAAAATGAATTCTTTGCTTCTAATAATACTGTTGTTTCTGTAACTGGAAACAGTGTAATATTCAGAGCTAACGTTTTTGGAACCATTGCATCTGGAACTTCTATTGATTTCGGAATCCCTATCCGTTACAATGAAGACGGTGCAAATACTTACTTTGCTGATACTGTTATAGTATCTAATGGACGTTTAGCTAATACTGTTGGTTTTGCTAATACTGCTACTGCACATAAAGGTTGGGTTCGTGTAAGAACTGGTACTGGTGGTCGCGCTGGTCGTGTTCAAGTAGAGACTCTTGTTGCTCTTAGTAATGTTGTTACTTCTAATACATTATCAGGTAACACCAGTAATTCTACTGTTTACTACTCTGGTCTGTAATTATTGGGGGATTTATCCCCCTTTATTAAATTATGCAAAATTTAACTGATGATAATTTCCTGATATATGCAATGAAGTGTTATAATTCGCCTCATTGCATTATGTCAGAATTTGAAGGTGATATTAAAAGAACTAAATATTTGAAAAGGTTATTTCGCAAATACAAAATAACCAAAAAGTTAAAAGAAAGACTAATTTTAAATCATATTATTTTATTAAATAATGTTTTTGGACCTGTTGCAACATCAAGAATATTATTTTATAAAACCGACGAAAGAGATTATGATATTCTAAAGACATTCTTAGAATATCTCGATATCATGCCTGATGAAGTTGTGGGTATCAGAGGACGCAATATTCATACTTCAGATATTCCTTTAGAACCTAATATTGTAGAGATATTAATAAACATATGAAAACATTTACAAAATTTAGAGAATCCTTAGAATCTAAAAATCCTAAAGAATATGATTACGAAGGTGAAATGGCCAAGAATGACATGGAAGTAATTACCATGCATTGTAAACATGTCACTGATATGTTAGATGATACAACTAATCTTCCAGAATGGGTTCAAAGTAAAATAACTTTAGCTAAAGACTATATGTCAACAGTATGTGATTACTTACATTCTAATTTAGATGAAGAAACTAAAGAACCAACAGGTGATCTTAAAAAGGCATGTTGGAAAGGTTATACTGCCATCGGTATGAAAAAGAAAGGTGGTAAAATGGTTCCTAATTGTGTTCCAGAAGAAACTCAATTAGATGAAAAATCTGCTGCATGGCAACGTAAAGAAGGCAAGAACCCAGAAGGTGGGCTCAATAAGAAGGGTATTGCATCTTATCGTAGAGAGAACCCAGGTTCTAAGTTAAGTATGGCAGTAACTACACCTCCTTCTAAGTTAAAGAAGGATAGTAAGGCTGCAAATCGTAGAAAGTCATTTTGTGCAAGAATGGGTGGTATGCCTGGTCCTATGAAGGATGAAAAGGGTAGACCAACTAGAAAGGCATTATCACTGAGAAAGTGGAATTGTTAATGAAGACATTCAAACAGTTTATAAATGAAGATGGAATGGGTGGGGGAGCAATTGCCTCTGCCGGACCAAGTAATGTAGTTGGTAGTGGTGCAATTGCTGGTAGCGGGGGCGCAGGTGGTGAGCCAGGTGTTCACCTTCCTAGAAAAAAGAAAAGTCCTGTTATGGGGACAATGTATAAAAGAAAAAGTTATTGAAAAGCAATTTTCACTGAGTTGACTCGATAGTAACTTCTAAGTCAGAGATATACCCTTTAATTAGGGTATCTCGCTTTAACAATTTATCAATTTGTTCTTGATTCAAACAAGAAACATCACTACTAGAAATTTTTGGTATTTCTGGTTTGACTGGTTTCTTTATTGGAACAGAAACGTATACTATTCTTTCTTTAATTGTTGGTTGTATAGTACATCCACTAATCATCAAACACGTTAGTATCATCACTAGTTTTTTCATCTTTTTTCTTCTCTTTTGATTTTTTCACTGCCACTTCAGTCTTTTTAGTCTGTTCCTTTTCTACTATTTTGGCAATATCATCTGGAGTAAGTGCATTACCTTTTTCTGCAAATACACTAATTAAACCAGATAATGTTATACCTAGTGTTACAATGGCTTCTTTCTGGTTGGCATCAATAACTAAACCGAAAGCAGTTGCTAACCATACAAACCCACGCCATGTGCTTGGTTCTTTTAATTTTTCTACGATGTAACCTAATGTCTTATTCATATGTTTACCTTAAAATATTTGTTTATTAGTATTTATAAAAATAAGGTCAAATAAATATAAAAGAACTTTTTTCTTTTCCCCCTATAGGAACCAAAATGGCGGATGACTACACGGATTTAAAAGTTGATGTTGGTGTTTTAAAAGCACAAATCGCCACTATAACAATATTATGTCAGAAAATGGATACTGTCATAGAAAAGATAGTAAACCAACAGGACAGATATATTTCACAAATATATGAAGACATGGAAAAAAGAAGAGTTGAAAAAAATGTGGAGTTAAAAGAAGTCCATAATAGAATCGATACCGTTATTGATAAAGTTCAATTAACTGAACATAGAATAATGGAAGAGATAAAAGAATTGAGAAAAGAAATGTCAGATAAGTTCGAACAGGAACAAAAATCTGTAGATAAGTTACAGGATTGGAAATGGATGGTTGCTGGCGGAATAGTTGTAATTTCATGGTTGATTTCTAACGTGGACTATGATACAATAGTTAAGTTATTAAAATAAATTTTACTTGGTTATGAGGTCGTCATGAGTGTCTTTGTTGACAGAAAATATCTTTTATTGATATCACCCAAACTTAAATTGTTTTCACAGAAGAAACCAGACCTATACAACTTTAGGTGTCCTATCTGTGGTGATTCACAAAAAGACAAAAATAAATCTCGCGGTTATGTGTTCAAAAGAAAGGATGATTATTTCTTTCGGTGCCATAACTGCTCTGCATCCTTGAATTTCTATAATTTCTTAGAGAAGGTACAACCTTCCATTTTGAGAGAATATTCTTTAGAACGGTTTCGTAATGATGAACCAAAACCAAAAGAACCATCTATAGAAATTCCAAAAACGAAACCAGTATTCAAAAAGAAACTAAAACTCAAGATGGTTTCGGAACTTTCTGATACACATCTTGCAAAGAAGTATTGCATAGACCGAAAGATACCAGAGGAATCCCTCTATAACCTCTACTACGCTCCAGATTTCAAGAAGTTTGTGGAAGACCTCGGTGTAGATAAAAACAACCTCATAGACGACGACAAGAGGTTGGTGATACCATTCTATGACAAGAACAAGAACCTTGTTGCTCTACAGGGAAGGACACTAACCAATTCGAATATGAGATATATAACTGTGAAAATCACAGAAGAAAGTGAAAAGTTCTTTGGGCTGGATCGCATAAATGAAGATGAGAAAATATATGTTGTCGAAGGTCCAATCGATTCTTTATTTTTAGAAAATGCGATTGCAACTGCTGATAGTAACCTCACTCGCGTAGATCAATTGTTTGATAAGAGTAAATTTGTGTTGGTTTTTGATAATGAACCTCGTAATAAAGAAATTATTAAATTACTTGACAAAGCCATCGAAAACCATTATAATGTGGTCATCTGGCCAGAGATGATAGAATCTAAAGATATTAATGATATGGTGTTGGAGGGGTTCACTGTTGATGACATAAGAGATATAATTGAAAAGAACACGTTTGTTAATTTAAGAGCGAAGATGGAATTCATATCATGGAAAAAGGTGTGAGATACTCTAGAGAACATATAAATGTATGGAAAAAGAATTTCGGATCAATACCAAAAGATGAAGATGGTAGAACATACGAAATTCATCATATTGATGGTAATGTGTACAACAATAATATTAACAATCTTGTTTGTGTGTCAATAAAAGAACATTATGAGATTCATTTGCAACAAAATGATCTAGGTGCTGCATTTTTAATTGGTAGAAGAATGAAGATTCCACCAAAACAATTATCAGAATTATCAAGAAAAAATGCACAAAAGAAAATCTCTGAAGGTACTCATAATTTTCAAAATCCTAATTTTAATAGAAGTGTTACGCACAATAAAGGATATGTTGTTGCATATGATCAAGAGAAAGACTCAATAATTAGAGTCAGAAAGGAATTATTTGACTTAGATGATAAATTAATAGGAATTAATAATGGTAGGAAACAAAAACACATAC